GAGAGGTGTTTTATAAGCACACCTCTCTTTTAGCCGAACGGATTACGGCGCAAATGGCCCCGCTAAATATCGATTATTGGCGGGGCTTTTTCTTTTAAATTTGGAGATGCTATGCTTCAAAATGTTGATGTGGAAATTCGGGAGACCGAACAAGAATTAAAGCATATAGGCAGTTGCACAACCAAAGGCTTAACAGATCAAGAGATCGCTCACTTAGATGAGCGATTTTTTTTAGCCATTGAAAAGCTAAATTGGCTTAAAGGTCGCCGTGATGTAAGGGTGTTTGTATGGAAGCCAGTAAATATTTCAAACTCACAGGAAAGCGCCCACAGAAACCGAAACCAAAATATACGCCCTTGCCGAAAGCTACAGAAAAATACTTAAAAGCTGAAGAAGAGTTTACAAAGGCTTTGGATGTTCTTGAGTTTAAGTATGAAAAGAAATTTCAGTTTAAATCGACAAAACATTGGCGCTTTGATTTCCATTTAATTGAGCATCGAATACTTGTTGAAATCGCTGGTGGCCCATGGTCGGGTGGACGGAAGGGAAGGCTTAAAAATAAAGCATGGAGTCTTGACCGTTACGATGTTGCTGAAGAGATGGGCTATACAGTTATTCGCTTGGAGTCGGCTACTAGGTTTAAAGTTAATGAATCAGGACCTTTGCAGTTAAGAGTTGACTACGCAAGCCAATGGTTAAAAAACTTGAAGAGGCAAATATTTAATGGATCAGATCAGACCATTTCCTCCAACTGATTTTATAGACCAAGCAGATGAAGAGGAAGCTATTCGTATAGTACCTGCTCCCGATTTACAAAATTGGGTAGTTGCTAATTTTCTAACGCTTGGTGGACCTTTACATAATCCAGATCACGACCATATCGCTGAGATGCTTCATGACAATGAGGGGTTTTTGGCTTTTGCATGGGCTTCTACAGCTTATACGAGAGCTAAGCGTATGGTGCTCGGCCAATGTGAAAAGGTTATGTTTCAACAAGGCGGCTGGAAGAAAGCCCGCCAAGAGCAGCAGATGCGCGATTGGTTCGGATTCGTTCCAGTTTACTTAATCACCATCGATGCAAGCTTTTGTGAAAAGGCTAACGATAGCGAGTTTTGTGCATTGCTTGAACATGAGCTATATCACATTGGTGTAGAGCGAGACTCGGACGGTGAGATTATTTACAGTGATCATACTGGCCTACCTAAGCACTATTTAGCTGGGCATGATGTAGAAGAGTTTATCGGTGTTGTGAAGCGCTGGGGCGCAAATGAAAACGTTAAGCGATTAATTGAAGTCGCTAAAAACCCGCCGTTTGTTTCTGATTTAGATATTTCAAAATGCTGCGGAAACTGTGTAATTAATTGAGCCTTAGGGCTCTTTTTTTTGCCTTGTTTGTTGTACGTAGTTGTACGGAGTTGAATTTATGGCAGCACTAAAAGAGCCTGTGAAAATCTTTATTGTTCAGTCTCTTGCTTGCCGTGATACCCCTCAGGATGTAGTGGAGAGCGTCAAACAAGAATTTGATGTAGTTATTACCCGAAGCCAGTGCCAAGCATATGACCCAACGAAATATCAAGGCCGCAATTTAAGCCCAAAATTCAAGGAGCTTTTCGAGAAAACTAGAAAAGATTTTGATGCTGGCTTGGTGGACATTCCGATTGCAAATAAGTACTACCGTTTGAGGCAGTACCAAAAGTTTTTGGAACGAACACGAAATCTAAAAACGGGTATGAATATTCTCAAACAGGCAGCTCAGGACATTGGCGGGCAATTTACAAATCGTCAAGAAATTACCGGTAAGGACGGTGGGCCAGTTGAAACGGTTCAGTCAGCGATTACAAAAGAAGAGTTTCTTAAGGCGAGGAGGGAAGTAATAGATGAGTACTAATGCGGCTCGGGATGAAGCAATCCAAATCGAGGCGCAGGAAGACTTATATTTTTTTACTAGGTACATGTTTAAAGAGCGCCGCGGGTACAAATGGTTGCAAAACTGGCACCACTTAGAAATCTGTAAGGCTTTAATGAAAGTCTATAACGGGGAGACTAAGCGGTTAATTATTAATGTTCCACCTCGCTACTCTAAAACAGAAATTGCTGTAATTAATTTTATGGCTTGGTGTTTCGGCAAAAAGCCTGATTCTGAGTTTATTCACATCAGTTATTCGGCAATGCTGGCCGCTAATAATGCATTCCAAATCAGGGGCCTTGTACAAGAGGAAGCTTATAAAAAGGTTTTTCCAGATTTAGCATTACGCGAGGATAGTAAAGCCAAAGACTTTTGGCGTACTTCAAAAAATGGCGTCTGCTATGCCACTGGTACCGGCGGTACCATCACCGGTTTTGGTGCGGGTAAGATGCGAGAAGGTTTTGGCGGGTGCATCATCATCGATGACCCACACAAAGCACATGAGGCATCATCTAAAACCATACGAGAGGGCGTTATTGAATGGTTTCAAAATACCCTTGAGTCTCGTACTAACTCACCAGATACCCCGATTATTGTCATTATGCAGCGTCTGCATGAGGATGATTTGGCCGGATGGTTATTAGGTAAGAGAAAAGACGGCGTACCGGTTGCAGGTGGTAATGGTGATGTATGGGAACACCTTTGTTTATCAGCTATTCAGCCTGATGGTTCAGCATTATGGCCAGCTAAGCACTCAATAGAGCGACTTAAGATAATGGAGCAGGCCGCGCCGTATGTATTTGCTGGCCAATATCGACAATTACCGGCACCACCTGCGGGTGGTTTCTTTAAGCCGCACATGATTAGTGTCGTTGATGCATTGCCGGCAACAACAAAACAAGGTTGTCGTGCATGGGATCTAGGCGCTACTGCTGATGGTGGAGACTATACCGCAGGTCCAAAACTCTTTGATGGTGGTGATGGTTATTGGTACATCGCTGATATGGTCCGTGGTCAGTTTGGACCTGATGAGGTGGAGACAACCATTAAAAATACTGCATCCCGTGATGGGGTGAATATCAAAATCAGATTGCCGCAAGACCCCGGTCAGGCAGGCAAGTCACAAGCTAAAAGTTTTGTTAAAAAACTATCAGGTTATTCCGTTGTTGCTAAGCCCGTTTCGGGTGACAAGGCAACAAGAGCACAGCCTTTTGCAGCTCAAGTAAATATCGGAAATGTGCGTATGTTACGTGGGGCTTGGAACGATGACTTAATCGAAGAATTAAGGAATTTCCCTAACGGTACTCATGATGACCAGATAGACGGGTGCTCCGATGCATTCAATGAGCTTAACGAGGGTAATTTTGGCTTATTAGAACATCTGGAGGAACAGGCAAGACTTGCAGAAGAATCACAATCTAAACAGGATACAGCGCAATCATGGCTAGATCTAATGGAAAAATAACGTCACTTGCTGCTGATGTGGTGCAAATGTTTGCTCATGGTGTTTCAAATATTGGTAACGCTTGGTTTGGGCCTTCCCAACCTTTGGAGCCAGTGGCACCAAAAGAACAAACCTCAGGGCGGCAATTCGATTACGCAACATCTTTCAACGTCAACTCCAGACCACGACAGGGTGAGGCTTTAACTTATGACCATTTAAGGGCGTTTGCAGATAACTATGATCTTTTACGAATCATTATTGAGACACGTAAAGATCAGATGGCCAAGCTTCCTTGGGTTATTCGTCTTAAAGACAAACCCAATACTGATGCAGATGAAGCGCTTGTACATGATGCACGTTGTGAGGAATTAACAAACTTCTTTGCATTTCCTGATAAGGAGCACTCTTGGGATGCGTGGTTGCGTATGTTGCTTGAGGATCTATTGGTTATAGATGCTCCAGTTGTTTATACACGCAGAACACGGGGCGGTGAAGTATATGCAGTTGAACCAATAGACGGCGCAACTATTAAACGTGTACTGGATATTTACGGCCGTACACCATTGCCGCCTGAGGCAGCATATCAGCAAATATTAAAGGGTTTGCCAGCAGTAAATTACACCCGTGATGAGTTGATTTATTTGCCCCGTAATCCACGTACACACAAGGTATATGGATTCTCACCAGTTGAGCAAATTGTTACGACAATTAACATTGCTCTACGCCGTCAAGCTCATCAATTGGGGTTTTATACCGATGGCAGTACACCAGATTTAATTTTTCAGGTTCCAGCTGAATGGACGCCTGAACAGATTAAGCGCTTTGAGGATTACTGGAACTCGCTGCTTTCTGGAAATATCCATGAGCGCCGTAAGACGCGCTTTGTGCCTCAGGGCGTTACGCCATTTGATACAAAAGATAAGGCAATGAAAGACGAGTATGACGAGTGGATAGCTCGTATTGTCTGTTTTGCCTTTTCAATTAGCCCTCAGGCGTTTGTAAAGGAAATGAACCGAGCGACGGCCCAAACAGCACAGGAAGCAGCTTTAGCCGAAGGATTGGCGCCGTTAATGCTTTGGGTAAAATCCTTGATGGATCGGATAATTCAGCAAGTATTTGGCTACTTAGACATAGAGTTCAAATGGGATACTGAAGAATCTGCTAAACCAAAAGAGCAAGCGGAAATCGATAAAATCTATGTTGATGCAAAAGTGCTGCACCCTGATGAGGTGAGGGCCGAGCGGTTTAACATGCAGCCTATGGATCCTGCATTAAGGTCTTCATTGAACCCAGCGCCGTTATTGCCGCAGCCGCAGCAAGTGGATGAAAGCAAGCCTACTGATGAAGCAAAGGAGAAGTTTGCAAAGTCAAAAAAGTATGTAGCTCCAATCGATCGGGAACGGGAAAAAGTGGAGCAAGTACGGGAACAACTAAAGCAGCAGATTCACCAGTTCTTTCAGGAACAAGCCAAGGATGTAGCCATACAGGTTGTGACAGCAAAGGATCAACTTGGGAAAAGTATTAAGGATAATGTCAGTAATATTCTTGATGGGCTTAGTTTTGGTGCTTGGTCTGGTATAGCTGCATGGATTAGCGATTTAACAAGTCAATTGGCAGTTGATGGGGTAGAGGTTGCTTTAACCCAAATCAATGCAGAGCTTGAGAAAAAGGCGCTTAATCTGGCAAATGAGCAGGCAATTAAGTTTGCCGAAGATCGAGCAGCTGAGCTAGTCGGAATGATTTGGCGTAACGGCGTTTTGGTCGAAAACCCAAGCCCAATATTTAGTATCACTGAATCAACTCGGGAAATGCTGAGAGCTACAATCACACAAGCATTAGAGGAAGGCTGGAGTAATGACAAATTAGCCGATGAAATTGGCAATAGTCATGCATTTAGTGAAGATCGTGCGGAAATGATTGCAAGAACTGAAACAGCCATAGCAGACGTACAGGGCAACATGATTGCCTATAAAGCTGCTGGGGTTGAGTCAAAAGAATGGATGGCCGCACCAGATTGCTGTGACGCATGTCAGGAATTGGATGGAAAAATTATTCCTATCAATGAATCTTTTGTGGCTGGCAGCTACTTCAAAGACGCACCACTTCACCCTCATTGCCGATGTGACACATTGCCAGTAGTGACATGATTTTTAACTTTAACTGAACCACCTTAACCGGTGGTTTTTTTACATCTGAGGTTTTCTTATGAAATTAAAAAAACTTTTTGGAGCAATCCAGAAAATTCAAGATCAGGACGATGGAACAATCATTGTTGAAGGTGTGGCATCTACTGAGGACGAAGACAGCGATAAGGAAATTGTGAAAGCTGATGCCATGCGTTCAGCTATTCCTGATTATATGAAGTTCGGTGCAGTCCGTGAAATGCATCAACCCCTTGCAGCTGGCACGGCGTTAGAAATTAATGTAGATGACAATAATGTCACCACTTTAAAAGCGCACATTGTTGATAGTGAAGCGATTAAAAAAGTTAGAAAAGGCGTCTACAAAGGTTTCAGTATTGGTGGGAGCGTTACCAAGCGTGATGATCTTAATAAATCAATTGTGACTGGTATTAAGTTGGTAGAAATCTCACTGGTGGACCGTCCAGCGAATCCAAACGCCGTGATTACTTGTTTCAAAGCGGATGGTTTATCGGCTGGCGAAGAAAACGCAATTGATCCGCTAACTAAAAGCATGGGCGATGTAAAGGAGATGGCCAATGTACTACAAGATATCATGTGGCTCATTTACTCCGTTAAAGACGAATCTCGCTGGCGTGGAGATGACAGCCCAATCCCTGAGCAACTCCGTGCTTGGATTGAATCAGGCGCTGAAATCTTTAGCACTATGGCTCAAGAGGAAGTTGCCACAATGGTTTCGCGCGCTAATGAAATTTGTAAGGCCGAAGGGTGCGAAAACTTACGAAAGGCAGAAGTCATATTATCGAATCCAACAAAAGCAGAATTGGACGATATTCGTCAGACCATTGAAAAATGTGCTGAGAAACTTTCAAACATCAAAGTCTATAGCCCAGAAGATGAGAGTGCTCCAGATGATGCGGCGCAAGCTCAAATCGAGAAAGGAGCGGACGCAGGCGAACTTAAAAAGGTCACTGATGATTTAACTTTAACTAAAGCAAATCTGGCCAAAGTCGAACAAGAGCGCGATACGTTGCAAAAGCGTGTCACTGAACTGGAGAAACAACCTGAAACACCAAAAGCAGCGTTAATGAACCTTAGTAAAGCGGAAGATACAACCGTTATTAAAAAAGACCAGGTTGAGCCGGTGCTAGATGGTAACGGCGAGGTCAATGAAATCGCAACAATGATTAAAAGCGCGCAAGCACAACGTATTTAATCAATTAGTCCTAAATTAAATTTTATGCCCGCTTTTGCGGGCTTTTCTTTGGCGGGAGATAACACATGCCAGATTTAAATGACGCTCTAGATGCAATCAAAACCGCTCAGGGTAAAGCAATGCAAGATACTAATGACTTAACCAAGTCATTTACACAACCTAACGGTCCAACAACAGGCTTACAGGCATATGACTTAGAAGCTCCTTCTAAAAAGTTTTATCCTGTATTAACTCCTTTACGTAACAGTATTTCCCG